AGCGTAGCCAGCGTCTTCCGTGTAGAAAGAACGCAGCGAGGACAGGGCTTGAACTTCAACGATGTCTTCGATCAGGCGGCTGTATTCGTAGTGCTTGTCGATCAGGACTTGCACTTCGTTTTCCGTCGCGGCAATCAGGGTAACGGCGGTCGAAGCAGCTTTGGCCGAGGCCGAACCACGGGTGGGCGAAGGAACGTGAACGGTGTCACCTTTCTTGCCTTTGTAGTTCATGCGTTTGACCAGATTGGCCGCAACAAGGTTTTTCTTGTATGCGGCAACAATCTCATCACTCCAGATTTCCGGAATGAAGGTTGCTGCGGTGGTGGTGGTTACTGCTGGGGTAGGGAAAGCCATAGTTAATTCTCCTTAGATTATTTAACTCTGCCCTCTTGATATGCTTTCATGATCTCATCGCTGAGAGCTTCATATCGTTGAGGGTCAGTCATTTTTAAACGGATCAGGTCAGCCCTACGGTAGACTCGACGCGAAGACTCTCCAGAACCACCGGTATCAACGGATGCGGCTTTAAGACTTTGCTTGCGGACTTCTTTACCATCATTTTCCGTTTGCTTTGACTTAATTGAACGCAACGCTTTATAGGTGGATAACAATTCATTAGCACTGTCGTAATCAAACTCACCGTCTGCTTTAGCGTAAAGCCCAAGACGTACAGGGCTTTCTTTAACCCAATTAACAAAGTCATTGTTTTGAACAATGTCAACGTAATCAGGATGGTCTTTGCTGAGTTTTTGTTGAATCTGCATCTTTTTAAACTCATACGTGGCCTGTTTTGCAGCTAAAACATCAGGATGTCGATCTACAGTATTCTGAATAGCTCTTTTCGGGTCTTCAAAGAAATCTACTTCAGGCTCTTGCTGCTGGATGTTTTCTTGATTCTTATTGATATTCTGTTTAATGAGTTCATCAGCAAGTTTGCGGACTTCACCGACTTCTTGAGCTTGTTTCCCAATGAGCTTTTCAGCCTCCTGGTGCATTTTAATAATGTCATCCAAAGACTTACCCTGATACTTCTCAGGGATTTCATTAGAATTTTGCTCTACGGTTTCTTCCAACTTTGCTGGTTCTTTTTCATCAATCGTATCAATTTCAGTATCAACTAACATTTTTTTATACCTTTCCTGCCGCTATGGGTTGTAGGAGATTAACTCGCCAATAATTGGTTAAGAGTTAGCTTTCTGTTCCGACTTTAACTTTTCACGATGAATCCGATCAAATCTGCCATGAGCAGAGGGAAAATGACCAGACCATCCTTCCAACTTAAAAGACGGAGCAGAGATTAGGCGCGAAGCTGTCGCGCCGCAGTCACACAGAACGCTATTCTGTTGATATTCAACGTAGCGATCTAATTTATGCCCGTTTTCACAGGCGAATTCATAAATACGTTTCATTTTTCGTTAAGTTCTTCGTAAGCTCTTTCACTTATTTGTTTAAGATTCTTTAACCAAGTAAGTATAGAAAGCTCACCTTTCTTATACTGTAACTGAGACTCACTCTCAATAACTGATATATTGTTCAAAGCATATATCATATTATCAATATCTTCAACAAGGTCTTTCCATCCTTCAGTTGCCATCATGGAAAACCTGTCTTCGTAATACTTTTGTAGTTCAGGAGTCATCTTTTTCTTTTTTCTCTAACGCAGTTTTTAACATTCCATAGAAGGCATCTCGGCCAACCTGTAATTGATCTACGTTAAACCTGGCAGAAGCTAATTTACGATCTAAATCTGCTACATGATTCACAAGAATCTGTTGCTCTTGAGTTAAATCTTCAAACTTATATTCAACACCGTCAATCGTAATGGGGGTTTTTTCGTTTTTTCCCATTTTGATTCTCCTTTTTAAAAAATTTACGGCAAGGTTTTTACATAGTTTTGCGCTTGCTCGACACTCATCGGCGTACCATCGGCATCCTGAAGCTCCGCTTCACCCGCTAGAATTTGAGTCTTGAAGTTGGCGTAGTCAGTGTTGGCGGGGTCGAAGGGAATGAACGCAGTATCAGATAAGCGTTGAACGCTTTGACCGTTTTTTGTGATTTTGTAGGTGTTCATGTCTATAGCTCCGCAGATGAAACAGCAAACCCCCAGTAATAAGCCCCAGCAGTCATGCCTGAACTATCCAATCTGGCAAACCCACTATCCCCGACACCCCACGGCTGCGTAACCGCGAAATCAGTGTTACCAGAGTTAGCCCAAGAGCCAGCGGTATTGTTGTATGAGTACAAAGTCAGGGTTGGGGTGGCTCGCTTTGCCTGCTTAAATGACCACTGAGCGGCGATATTAGTCGTACTTGCTGCAATACCGATAAGCGCGCCAGCAGTTGGGCTGCCGGCACCGGGTACGTCCCCTTGGTTATAAGTTTTTTCGTAATATCTCTGGCACAAAGCCAACTCACGCCCATAATCCCTGCGCTCAAACGGTGTTGCGACACTGCCGACTTCTAGCTGAACGCCTGAAAGGTAAAATGTAGCGTTAATGGTAGATATAAGAGCAACCGTACTATCTGCCCCAACATTTCCAGCACCAGTCCAAGCGCCTGCCGTTCCTGTGTTATCTACACCACTTCCAAGATTCCAGTAAACTCTTAACCCAATCCCATTATCTGTAAGCCAAGTACCAGAAGTATCTCCAGTAATTGTTATTGTTTTGTATTCAAATGTATTAGCAGATGAAATTGTGTAAGTAAACGGATAAGACCTGTTGTATGCACTATTTACTAACGCACCACTAAAAGTTCCGGTAACGCTAGAACGAACCCAAAAAGATAATGTTACAGTCTTGGCTGATGCGCTTCCAAATCCTAAATCAGCAACATTAAACCCTTCAATAATTTGAGTAACATAATATAAATCTGATGCAGCTATTGATGAATCCGCTGTTGTTACAGTTGCAATCATTGAGTTTGTAAAACCTGTTGGCGCAGTTGTTGAGCGTTGCAATGTAAAAACACCAGCAGATGTCATACCTGACCCAAAAAATCTATCAACCGGAAACACAGTGCTACCAGTAGTGTTTACTGTAACACTCGCCCCAGCATTCCTCTGGTCAATCCGCATGTCACCATTGATGATGCGGTTTCTGAACCCAAGGCTGTTATCTGCGGAGATGTTATTGGAGTTGACGGATAGCGTCGTAAACGCACCAGTGGACGGTGTTGTTGCGCCTACCGTTCCATTGATGTTGATTGAGGCTGTACCCGTCAGGTTTGTAACAGTTCCACTTGATGGTGTTCCAAGAGCGCCACCGTTTACTACAAAAGCGCCAGACGATCCTGTATTTACTCCAAGAGCCGTAACTACTCCAGTTCCTGTTGTCGTTGAGCTTATACCTGCGCCGGAACCATTCCCAATAAGCAATGATAAATTTGTAAGAGTTCCAGACTGAGTAACTAAACCGCTTGCGGTATTAACTGCATTACCAACTGCTGTCAGAACACCTGTTCCTGTGGTTGTTGTAGAAGGGGCCGCGCCAGCTCCATTACCAATAACCAAACCATTAGCAGTCAACACTCCAGATGATGCCCAAGTTGTTCCGCTTGAAAAATATGGAATGCCACCAGAAGTTCCGGCAACAGTCAGGGCAAGCGTTCCTGAACTTGTAATAGGAGATCCAGATACCGAAATTAACCCGCCGGTAAAACTTTGTCCTACTGATGTTACTGTTCCACTACCTTTATTGTTAAATGTAGTCCAATCAGTAGAAGATAAATATCCATTAACTGATGATGTTGCTTGCGGGATAGAAATAGCTGGTGTAGTGCCACCGCTAGAGACAATAGGTGATGTTCCAGTAATCGACGTTACAGTTCCCTGGTATTGATCGTTTGATGTAATCGTAAAACTAGGGTAGGTTCCACTGATTGATGTGGTTCCAGCGCCAGTCAAACTTACTACTTGATCTGGAGAGCTATTTGTAATAACGCCAGTTGAAGTGCTGTAACTGATACCAGTACCGGCACTTAAAGATTGACGAGCGCGTGAGTCCAGATAATAAAGATTTGTACCTTCATTGATATTTGTCGTTGTTAGAGAAACGGCTCCGGTCTGTCCGTTGACAGAGGTTACAAGATTTGACTGGTCGATCTTTTGCCAGACCGTTCCATTGAACATTAACCAATCACCAATCTGCCAATCGGTAATACCGTCCAGATTAGTAGACCCTGCTGTGGATACTACATAGTAATACCCATTTGTTCCTACACCAGAGGCTAATGTAGGCGTATTGGTGGTCGCGTTCCAAGTTCCTTGATACGAAAGCCCTCCGGCTACAGATGCCCAAGATAAAACCGAACCGTTTGTTGTTAAAAACTTTCCAGAATTTCCAGTTTGACTTGGAATTAGATTGTCAATCTGAGTTTGTAGGCTCGCCAAAGTATCAATAACAGTTTGGCTAGTACCACCGCCGTTAGAAATAACTTTAATCTTCTCGGCAAGGTCTTGAGCTACAACTTCTCCAACATTGATCTCTTTTCCAGACGATAAATGAATAACAAGACTGCCATCAAAATCAATGTGAGCATTAACTACAGAAATACCATCCTGTCCATCAGCGCCGTCTAAGCCATTTTTACCGTCTTTTCCGTCACGACCTGGACGACCATCTTTTCCTTGCTTACCGTCTTTCCCATCTTTACCATCTTTACCATCAATACCATCACGACCGTCTTTAATGGAAGCTACTCGTTTTTCAATAGCATTTCCAACATCGTCATAACGAGAGCGAATGTCGCTTTCAATCTTTTTTAACGCTTGAACTACTAAATCAACATTTTCTGCAATTTTACGTTTTTGAATTTCTTTGCTTTGAGCTATTGATTTTTGAACAGACTCAAGAACGGCCATTTTCTGTTCATCATTAAGTTCATCTAAATTTGGCAACAAACTCATTTTAATGCTCCAGACAGTTGCTCAAGAAAATCATTTTCTACTGAACGTAAATTTTCCTGCTTATTTGCCATTTGAAGCTCGACAATCTTAGACTTATTCTTAATGTCGGCTTCTTTTAACATTAACTCAGCGATCTTGACTCGTTTATCGAATTCTTTAGAAGCTAGATCGTCAGAGGTAGGAAGGTTTTTGGTAACTGCTGCCATAGTCTTAGCTTCAATCTCTTTAGGCATGAGTTGAGCTTCGATGGCAAGTTTAGTAGCTTCTGCACGATTCTGTTCTGCTTGAGTAGTATCGACAGCGATTTGTGCTTGTGCAGCTTGAAGTGCGAGTTGTTCTTTCGCCATCTGAAGTTGCTGCATCTCAGGATTAGGCTGAGACATCTGTTCAAGAGTGGCAATTAACTCATAGCGATTAGAGAGACTAGAATTAGCCAGTATGCCTTTGAGAACAATAGGCAGAACAGGCGTGTTGGGGCCAAGTGTTTGTAAAAGTCCAATGAGTTGTTGTTGTTCATATTCCCTAGCAATAATACCCAACGTAGCAGTTGGAATGAATTTAAAGTCTACAGACGGATACCGTTCAGGGTCAAACTGCATGTACCTATAAACGGCTTTTTTGATAAACGGGATTAAGAAATCCTCTTGGAAGTTTACCAGAGTCCGTTTGTATTTTTTAATAATAGTCGCAACAGCAAGAGACATTGACTGACCATCCCTTGCAACTTGAGACACCATACCTTGAGAGTCTAAAGTACCAGTGGCTTGTAAAAGCATCCTCTCAAAGTCTTTAGCGGTAGCGATATTATTACCGTCGGTGTTACCAAATTTGAACGGATATAAGATCTCACTAGGAGCGCCGTTAGTTAAGATTGCTTTACCAGGCTTGACTTCAAACTTCGCACCTCGCGGAAGCCGAGTAGCGTCCATAGCAATCATTGGAGAAGTCGTTAAAGCCAGAGAATCTAAGTGACTGCGGATTTGCGCGTCAATAGCTTTCTGCATGTTATAGGCTTTTTCAACAGTACCGCGACCTAAGAGCCTGTTCGGTACGGTGTCATCCTGATAACAAAGGACAGGACGATCTTTCATCATGTACGGAGATTCTTCAGCTTTTAAAAGAATCCCGTCATTAGCAATAACAACAATCGCTTCTACTAAATTGTCGTATTCGTCTTGTACTGAAGACTCAGGGAATAACTCTACGACTTCTTCTTTTCCAGTTAAAAGCTCTTTAGGGACTAAACCGTAATAAGTTAAGAGTTTTACCTTATCATCACGATACTGCACGACTTCTTGAGTCGGCTCTAACCTATCGTCTTCAGCGGAAGTGCCAATGTCTACTTTTTTATAAATACCGTCTTCCTGACCTTTGACGATTTTGTGAATTGAGACATACTTTTCAATCGCAACACCTAAGCAGTCTTCAATAGACGTACCATTAGGGTCAAAAAGGAAGTTTTTAGGATTTACAGGTACAATTCTTACGCCAATTCGGTCTTTTTCTACTACACCGATAGCGGCTTGTTGTTGGCCTGGGATCTGTTGTGTAGCAGGTTCAAAGGTTTTATCAGTGACTACGACAATCTCACCAATACCAGTACCATAGATTTCAGCCATTAACTCGATCTGGTCAATAGCTTTACGAATTTTGTCTAGTTTGAAGTCTTCATTGAGTTGATTTTTAATCATCTCAACGTCTAACGGGTTTCCGTTTACGTCTTTAATATCGTCTTCAATGTCAAAGAACTCACCTTGACCGAAGATTGCTTCCATAATCTCCGCATGACGAGTCTCTACGGCTTGTTGGGCAGCGGGAGTCACGATACGACTCCTCTCTGAATCCCTCATACGATCTTCTACAGCCCATTCACCACGGAAAATACGTTCGTATTCATCCCAAAGGTCTAAGTAATTGGTGTTTCTGTAGTCTCGCCACCGATCACAATGGTTTACTACAAAAGCAACAATCTCTTTATCTTCCTCAGAGGGTTGCTCAAAGATATTTTCCATATTCAATCCTCATAAACCCGCAATTATGTCTATAGGCTCCCAATCTTCATCCTCTTGAACAAAATAAGAGGTGACTGCCAGTTGATCCATGTAAGCCAAAGCGTCCGGTAGATCGTCATGAACACCTTTTGACGGAAACATCAATAATTGATCAATAAACTCGTCAAAATCTTCTTCTTCGTTTAAAACGATCTTTCCATGCTCAAACCTGCCTTGTAAAGCCCATATAATCCTATCGGCTTTTTTCTTATTACCATGAGTCAAGTCTTCAATGTGACAATATACATTATATTTTCGCATTAAGTCACTGAGATAGGGTAGGACTGCGTTCTTCAATGCACCCCTCTCAATACCTATGTGTACAGGTTTATATTCCTTCACACACTTGAGAATGTTAAAAGCTGTGTCTTTAATGTCCCAACGTCCATGTTCTATTTTTTTAACAAACCAAGTACCTTCGTCAGTGACTTTAACTACAGCGATAGCGGATTCGTCGAGCTTTTTATTGGTACCGTTTGACTTTGAAACGTCTTCAAAACCGGCTAAGTCGCAGGTAATAAAGTAAGATCCCTCTGGTTCTTTGCCATATTTGATCCATTCTTCTTTGAATAAATTACTTCCGGCGTTATCAAAGGAAGCCATGTACTCTTGTTTGAAAGCAAAGGTACTTAAGGTTTTTTTGGCGGATTCGATCTCTTTTGGGTCGATTAAAGGGTTGTCTTTGGTAGTGAAATGCCAAGACTTCCAGTCCTCGTCCTCACCATCCTCTCCTAACTTAAAGAGGTCGTAGAACCAATTACGTCCTTTTGGGGTTCCTATGAAGATCGCTCGGCCTTTTTTATCACTTAGAGACGCTCTAATGACTTGTTCCCAGGCTTCTTGTTTAATATCCGCTACTTCGTCCAAAACGGCGTAAGTTAAAGAAACGCCTCGTAAGGTATCCGGTCTGTCAGCTCCCCTGACATAAATCATGGCTCCATTCACTAGAGTAATGTCCATGTTATTAATATGGCTACTAGAGATTACGTCACGACCGATTTCCATTAAGACATGCCAGATAATCTGTCGTGCTTGGCCGTTAGTAGGAGCGACGTATAAAACAGCACTACCAGCAGGGCATCTGAGACCTTCTATGAGTAAAGTAGTCGCTGCGAGACGGGACTTACCACACCTACGTCCAGCGGCTATGACCTTAAATCGAGCTTTGTGTTGGAAGACTTCTTTCTGCCAGGGGAGAAGGCTAAAGTTTAAATCAGCCATTATATTGTGCAACCATAATGATATTTTCTTTTGGCTATCAAATACGCCTTTTTTGCATCTTCTATTTTTTCAAATGTTCCCAAATGAATTTCTTTTCCATCAACAACTATTCTTGATCTATAAGGCTTTAATCCAGAGCCTTTATTTTGAACACTAACGCCCAAAACACCTAATTTATTTGATGTCTTTGCTTTTTTAATGTTCTCAACATTATGCTTTTGATGTAATTCTCTTAAATTTGTAATTGAATTATTTGTTTTAATTCCATCAATATGATCTATGTTTTTAGATGGAACAACACCATAAACATATAACCACGCCAATCTATGAGCTAAATAAATTTTATTTTTAATACTTATTTGTAAATATCCTGCCGGAGTTAAAACTCCAGTTACATCGCCAACTTTATATTTCAATTTTGGATGCGTCTTTAACCTAGTAAAAATTCCAGTTTTTTCGTCATAACTTACCTCATTTTTTAAAATATCAATAGATGGATATTGCACGACATTTTCTCCAGTTTACTATTTTTTCATAGTATACTGGGCATCCTCAATATCAGCAATAGGCTTTTCATTGTTTACATCAACATCACCAATTCCAGTAATTCTGATCGTCACCGCACTCCTCTGAGCTTTATCCTTCTCAAACAAAGATACAGGGAGTAATCTATCCATACAGAGTTTAATCATCGCACCTTGATGAGGGTGTTCATCGTTCATTGCTATTTCTAAGGCTTTCTCTACTACGTCTTTACCTCTAGAGCTTATTAAAAGACCTTTTAACTCTTTAAGTTTATCTCCGTCAGTCTTTAAGAGTTCAGGATTGTTCGCAAGCCTTTGTAAGGTTAATTTAACAGAACCCTTAGGTCTACCCTTCTTCTTCGGGATCGTACTAGTAATAGTGCTGTCAGTAGTACTCGTCGCTTCTTCCATTTTTTCTCCTTTGGGTAAGGATACATCAAAAAACGCTTTTTTTGTGGGGAGGGGGCACCTGCAAATTTCTCTCTAGCCATCCACCCCACCCCCCCCTATGTTGCATCGCACCATGAGAATGATTCTCACTCTCACCAGGCCGATCTGCCGACCGACCGACCATGTGCGGGCGAATGTGCGGGCGGATTACCGGCTGCCGACCGATTGCCGGCCATAAAATAAATTTATTCGATCATCAAAAAGTTTCATTAAAAAAAGATTGAACAATGTCGCGGATAATGTTCAAATACTCACACGCCGCCGGACGGTTTCCGGCTTTTCAGATATGGAGACAATCATGCAAACATTCGTTAGCAAATTAGGCAAAACACGGGCCGGCGAACGCAGTCGGATCTGGCTGGAAGGTAAGCGCCTGACAGCTGCTGGATTCGCCAAAGGTATGCCGTTTTCCATTCTTAGCAATCAGTCCGGCGAATGGGTGATTATCCCGAAAGATTCGCAAACTCCCGACAATCACTCAGTAATCAAACACGGCACTATCGCCGGAACAGATCAGCGCCCGATTATCGATACCGTTGGTGCTGCGGTAATCGAAGCTTTTGGGAATGGCAACGGCACTGTCATGGTGCAATACGGTCAATTGTCTATTTCTATCCGAAAAGGGTTTTAATCATGCTTACCCAAGTATGCCAATTTGTGACGCGCACATTCCCCAGACTGGGCGTAGATGAAACGATTTACACCATCAAGATCATGATGGATCATGCGAATGACGATCTTGAATTTTGGGAAAGATCAAGCTTGTGGAACCTGTATAACGCTGCGATGGAAAAGAAGATATCTAACTTGGAGGCAAAACAATGAACAGATTTACTGGAACCGCGCCTGTTGCGCCATGCCTACAGCTAGAAGATACGGAAATGCACGTATGGTTTGAGCGCGACAGGGCGCATGTAGAACTTCGCAACAAAATAGACGATGAGACAATCATCGAATGGTGGGACGATGATGTCGGCCAAGCAGTAGAAGATGGATTCCTGAATCCGCGAAATTGGCATCGTAGCGCCTATGACTATGCGTTAAGTCTAGGTATTTTTCACGACTAGTGCCCGACATGGTGCCGATTACGTCGGCACTGTGGCGCGCATTGCGCCTATCAGATATGGAGAATGTTAAATGACCAAAAAATACATTAAGCAATTCCGCGTGGAAACGAACAAGGGGCGCATTGTCGCGCACTGCGACACGATAGAAAACGCCGAATACCATGCAAGCAAAGGGCGCGGCCGCTGGATTTTTCGCTGGTTTGAAGGTATGTATTGCTGCGCTAAACAGTATTAGAGTGCTCGACCTGGTGCGTCCTACGGGGCGCACTGGGACGCGCATTGCGTCTTACTTAGAGGGTATCAGACATGGAAATCAAAATCGGTGACAAGGTTAGAACAATTCCGTCTGCTTGGCAGCGAATTGCAGGGTATGTAGTGGCAATTCACAAGGATGGCGCAGGATACTCTACCTGTGCATCTGTCTATTGTGGAAAATATGAATCAGTCAAGGTTCCACTGTGCGATTTGCAAAAATTATCTAAATAACCTGGAGGATTATCAGACATGGAACAGTATAACGGCTGGAAAAACTACGAAACGTGGCTAGTCAATCTTTGGATTGATAACGATCAAGGATTCGCGGATACATGGCGCGAACGCGCCGAGGCAGTGCGCGATACTTACGACCTAAGCTGCGAAATGCAACAGTTCTACACGGAACTGGCCGAAACAGAGATTCCAGCTTCCGGTATGTTCGCGGATTTGTTCAATTCTGCCCTGCGCGAGGTGTCTTGGTATGACATTGCCGAGCATTACATCAGCGAACTAGAGCCGGTGGACTAATGGAAACCATAAAATGGCTGTTCGCCTCGTTCATGCTGGCTACCTGGCTGCTGTTCGGGCTATGGGTTAGCCTATGATCGCACTGATCAATGCCCTGATTGTTTTAATAATCATAATTCTCAAGGGTTAACCTAATCGACTCTTACGGGCGCCTTCGGGCGCCTTTTTTTTCGCTCTCAATCCTGGAACGATCATTCTGGATTCGAGAATCGCGAATATGTTAGTGAGTGCTTACTTGTAAGTGAGTGCTAACTTATATGGGCGAGGCGAGGTGCTTCCCGTCCCTCTTTTCTTTTAACCTTATCTACTTTCTGCTATCACCTGCTAGCATCATGCTAGCGTCTTGCTAGCTCTTTGCTAGCGTCTGCTATCCTTCTATAGGATCACTTATAGGCTATTCTACCCTTCGGGGGTTGGTCATCCTAGGTTCGCACCGTTTCATGCTCTCTACGGCCTTTCTGACGCATCCTGACCCATATTTAGCTCTGGTCTCTCTTTGTAACTCTTATCGTTCCACCAAAGCTTCCGTAATTGCGAATCGGTATTGTTTAAACAAATGCTTACAGTGAGGCTTTCTCTAGGATAGTGGGGTCTATAACCTAGCCTGTAAAAAAAGGCATAGAAGCTTAAAACTTCGTGGTATCCCCTGGATATATTCCCATGCCCTGCTGCTAGTAAAATAGCCCGATCCGCTTCGGTTATCCTTCTCTTTAACCATTTGGAATCGGGCTTACTTGGTCTACCTTTAGGCATTAGGGTTCGCAGCTTCATCTAAAGTTAAAGGTTTATTCAAACTGTATATATATACAGCTCGCGGCCCTTTAATGTAGTTTTCTTTTACTTTTTTGTATTTAAAAACCCTATTATTTTTACTTAAATAACAAAGTAAAGGTTTAATGTTATTGATACCCGTTGCCTGTTGTATTTGTAAGGCGGTCATATCCATCTGTTGTAAAACATCGACTATTTTTTCAACCAGTCTCATTTTTTCGCCTTATATTGTTTAACTTTCGTCCACCCGTAACGGGTTCGCACCTCTATCATCTTTCCGTCGATCTTGTTTCCCGCCTCTTTAAGGTCATGAATCCTACTTGCTAACCTGGTGATGCCATAAAGTTTAAAAGCTTCCAAGCTTGTAAGCGGTTTCTTTTTCAGGTGTTTTAAAACAATATCGTTTTGAATCATCTTTTGCCCTCATTTAGTTTTTGAATCGTTTGGTAATGTAATTTGGAGTCTTCGGAGTCTATATAACCCTCTATTTCATCTTCCGTCATTTTGAACTTAATATAAGGATGGTCGCACTTTCCCTCCTTTTTCATTTGAAGTTGAAATGAATTAGTGCAGTCTGTGCAAAACCAGACTTTATAGCTGGGCGGATACTGTTTCGCAGCGTGAACCCATTTGTTAAATTCTTCATGGTCTGTGCATCTCGGTGGCCGTCTTACGTGGTATTTAATTAAATCTCTCATTTATTAGTTAGTTACATCCATGATTGCATCGACAATCAATCCTGACAACTGCACAAAGTCATCTGCGGTAAACATCGACATATGGATGTCAACCTGCGCTACAGTAGCTTCAATAGTTCTGTGTTCCTTAGGGTCTGGTTTAGTCACCGTAACTACGCGATAGTCATCAATATCGATGGTGATCTCAGTTACTTTTGATCGAAAGTTTCTCATGTGTTTCCCTTGCCTCGTTAAGTATTATTTCAATTTATACCGGTCACGGCAGGGCGCACATACCCCATGAACTAACCTCATTGAATGTTCGCCACATAGGTCACAGTCACCAGGTTCGCCCTTTATCAGCTCCGCCTTCTTTCGGACGGCTTTTATCTGACTATCCAACATCTTTTCTGCGTGGTCGTTCGCAGCGTCAATTTCATCGCTCAATTTAATACTCTCTCGTCTCGGTATTTGAATGTAATACCATCAGCTTCTACCCGATACATTAACGTGCCAGGATATACGTCTTCTGGAAAGTTAATGTGACATTCCCCATTGTTTTGAATACATAGGTAAATTAGTGCGGCCTCGATAACATCCAGATCATCATCGTTCACAAGTTTTCCAGTTTCTCTTTATATGTTTCAATCATTTCTTCTAGGTCTGATCTAGTATGTTTAACAGTAGTGTATTTAAGCCGCATTAACTCGTCAAACTGTGTCTGACCGTATTTTTTAATGATAAACCTAGCGTAATCGTCTTGTCTCCCACCCATGAAATGATTGTCTCGTCTACATTGTGGATGGACGTTCCTTTCATCCCACCTTACAGACCGGTGTTGTCTTTTAATAAAATGTCCCGCATCAACGTCCTTCCAATACTCTAACTTCCCGCAGGTGCAGCACTCTACCGTTCCTCCGTAGTCAGCGTCCTTACGTCTAATGTATTCGGAAAAAATCTTGTCTAGCTTTTTCTCAAGAGCTGAGAGGGTAGGAAGTTTCTTTTTCTTCATTTGGTTAAATATTCAATGATTTCGTTGATCGCGTCAATCTTTTTCTTTAACAGTTTCTTATCTGCTGATAGATCGTCCGCGATGATCAAAACCTTACCTTTAAGGTAATGTTCAAGGTCTTCCTTAATCGACTCTAAATGGGCAACACAAATCTGTTCCGCGATCTCATACGTTACTTCTGTCCTGAGTATGTGTTTTTTGTCGCTATCCTTTTGCACTTTCTTAGACACCCGCATGAAGGTTCCTTTTTGTAGTCAAATTCGCCCCATCTTTTTGATAAATGATCCGCTAAAGATTTTCTGTAATATTTACACGGTTCAGTAAGTATGAATCTGTCTCTACAAGTCTTACAGTTAAAATCGAAAACGTGGCCTTTGTGTTCGCAGTCTATTTCTTCTCTCCTAACCTATCTATCAGAGCTAAATAACCAATAGCGTCGACTACGTTGTCTTGTTTTGCACTGTTCATCTGCCTGGTCATTTTTAATAGATTCATCATCCAGCAAACGTCTTCAGCGTTGACGATAACATTACTTCCATATTTTTGATGAAGATAAATAGTCCAGAGTTGAGCGATTGATACCAAGTTCTTACTTGGATGCCCGTAAGTTTCTTCTCTGTCACCGTAGATAATGTCTTTAGCTAGGTCTATTGCGTTCAATTTTTTTCCCCATACATCCTTGACACTTCCATCGTCTTGATCGGTTCGCAGTAACGACCCAACCACCGTTTTCCATCCTTTGATACGACCTACAATGAGAGCAGAACTTAGTTCCTGTAGACTTATTAACAGCTTCTGTTATTCTTTTTTTCTCATCGTTGTGTTTCTGACCCATCCACGTTCCTTCGCATTTTGTTAAGTAAGTCTGTCACCATCTTTTTAGTCTCTGGAGAGTAAGATTTATTAGTATTGTCTGGTAGCATTAAAGCCTGTTTCCTCGCAGGTAACACTCGGAAGAAATCACTAGGAGACGGCCAAGAATCAGACGTCGCGCAAAGTTCTGTGAAGCCTTTTTTTATCCTTTGCGAATCTAAGTCCTGATCCCAGGCAATAGGTCTGGAACTAAATACGTCATGCCAAACCACAGCAGTGGCTTTTAACGTATCACTAGGTGGCGTATTTCGGAGTCTCAAAGCCATCAGCTTTTGGATACCTTCGACGATCTCAGCTTGTAGCCAGTTCATTTAAGATTCTCCATGCTGATGCTGCACAAAAAGAAACTTGTCCATTTCCAAGGGCTTTAAGTCTGTCCACCCTATCGGCCACCCCATTAGCCACTCGACCCACGTTGGGTTCAGTTTTCCACCAGTGCTGCTCCCGTCCGAGTTCCTCTCTACAGCGTAATCCAAACGATCTCCACGCATCTTCCCATCCTTGCGTATTAGGCTTGGGCCACTGCCTTTGTAAACCGATTTTGTTGGAGTAGGCCACAATCCAGCACCTTTCTCGACGATGTGGTGCGCCGACATGGGTAGCTCCCAGCACTCCCCATCTAGCATCGTACCCCATTGAGGCAAGGTCAGACATAATTCTGTCGAGTCCGCGAACAACAAGTGCTGGTGAGTTTTCAATGAATGCGTATGTTGGTTGTACTTCGCAAATGACACGGGCCATTTCTGTCCACAGTCCTGATTGTTCTCCGTCAAGCCCTTTTTCTCGTTTCCACATATCTTTGGCAATGGAGACTTCTTGGCATGGAAATCCGCCAGATACAACGTCAACAATTCCTCGCCACGGTTTTCCGTCAAAGGTCTGAACGTCATCCCAAATCGGGAAAGGCGGGAGAACTTTGTCATTTTGTCTGGCGCACAGTACGCTTGCTGGGTAGGGTTCCCACTCGACGGCACAGACGGTTCGCCATCCGAGAAGTTTTCCCCCAAGTATTCCTCCACCAGCACCTGCGAAAAGAGCCAGCTCATTCATGATCCTCGTTTCCACGCCTCAAGAGCTACAATCGCACCCATCGTTTTACTCAACGCTTTAGGAACTTCTATTTTTACTTCGTCATCCCATCTTTCCTGTCGTAACCAAGTCGCAGGGTAAGGAATGTAAATCCCTCCATTCTCGATCCACTGTTGAGTATTTTTCTGGTTCTCAATCGCCTCCAGGATTAAATCAAGTGAAGGCCGGATCTTTTCTGTTTGAGTCCATGCCTTTCTTGCGTCACCCTTTGCGACTTTACGAGGGTAAGATTTCCAGAACGTATCAAAGTCTTCCATGTGTCCTCCGTTTAAGAGTCTTCAGGATAAACCTTGTTTTTTAACAATGTCAACATTTATTTTTAGGTGCAGGGTCACGGCATGAAGGTAAGCCGCCCCTGCTGCCGATGTTTTTTTGCGTTTAATAGGTCGCAAGTTACAGCCACTATCGGCTTGGCTTTTATTAAGATAAGTTATGACTTTAAACAAAGTCAATCTTTTTTTTCAAAGTATTTTTTAAAACAATTTTCTCCGCAGAAGTAAACGTATTTTCTATGCTTTGTTGGCTGAAAACTTAATCCACATTCAAAACATTTTTTGTATATAAAGTATTTAATCATTTGCTTTTATTCCTTATATTTTTTATTTTTTTTAAGAATAAGCCAGCCATCAAGCTGGCGCTTGATAAACTCAGCCCTTACTATGTACTGCATCGGGCTATGCTAGGTGCCGTATCGCGTAACAACGCTATTGCGGGTGGCCTAGACCACTGTCCGCAGGGTATGGCAGGTGATTTCCCCCGGCTCCGCAGCTACTTATCCTGCGGCCTC